CAGATCCGTAGCCAAAACTGTCTCTATTGCCCGAATCAACTGCTTTAGTTACACCTCTTTTATCATTAGGAAAACAAATTACATACTTGTGGTGCTGTTGAACTACTCCTTGTTCTTCTTGTGTTTTTAATCTATTATTAATAATCTCTGTAAGTGATCTTTCTTCTTCATTTTGCAAAATATCTGCTATTGTTCTACCTTCAATTGTAGTGTCTTGTTTGAGTGTAACAACTTCGTCAAACGTTGCTTGTTCATTAAAAGGAACTGCTTCTATTTCATATACACAACCTTCTCCAGTTACGGAAAAAGTAACATTTGTAAATCTAAATGGAACATACTTAGGTGGAAGTGCCGGATTAGGAATATTTTCTCCAAAATCGTCCCAGCCTGCAAAATTAATTTCAAGGCAATAACATGCTTCATTATAAGTAGCATAACTATTTTGTTCAGCAGCAACAGCAATAGCTTCAATAAATTGTCCCATGCTATAAGGTTCTGTTACCATAAATCTAATTATAGTACCAGTTACAGGACCTGTAATATTATTGTGTGTTAAAACTGTTTCTATTTCTAAATCATCTATATAATATTCAGCATGTCCGCCATATGCATCTTCTGTTGCTGTAGTAACACGTTTGTCAGTGCCGCCACCGCTTCGGACAATTATATTACTTAATCCTCTTGATCTATATGTCGATGCAGGTGTATTAACTTCACCTTTAGACAAACAGCCTAATGCAATCAAATAATTATAACTTGCATAATTTCTTAAAGGATTTGGCAATTTACTTTGATTACTAGATGCTGGTGTAATAGAAGTAGAACCTAATAACGATGATATACTTGAACTACCAGAAGCGCCAAAATTTAATCCAAAATTTGAAAAGTCGTTAACAATGCTCGTTAACCCATTTATAGCTGCACCTATTTGAGGCACCCCTGGTATCAAATTTCCAACTGGACTATTAATAACTGTATTAAATGCACCAGTTAAGTTTCCTGACTTAATATCTGAAATAGCACTAGATACATCTGTTATTGCACCTGCAATATTAGAAACTCCTCTAGGCAAAACAGATATAGCTCTGTTAAATTGATTAAAATCACTTAGGACAGGAATACTTGCACCTAGTGCTTGATTTAGATTTGTTATACCTGCTCTATTTAGAGCATCAGCTTTGTTAGATGCTACTTGTGCTATATTAGATAAATTATTTCCTATAGTGGCAACATTTCTCACAGTACTTGTAAGAGCACTGTTAAAATTATTTGCAGTTTGTACCACTTTAGATACATTATTTAATGCACCCGTTAATCTAGAAAATAAAGACATCTATTTTATATTCCTAAAAATTGCTGTAAATTCTTTTTCTTTGGCAAATAAATTCTTGTACCTGCTACAAAATCAAATACAGGATCTTTTAATGTATCTAAATTTCTTTGAGCAAATACCCACCATAAATCCTTTGAATTGTATAAATCATATGCAAGAAGATCAGGACGATATGTATACGCAGTAATAATTGTGTACAAAACATCGTCAGCTTCTGCAGGTATTGGTCGTATTTTTAGTAAATCTAAATAACCTGTTGTTGTTATATCTGTATCTGCATAAGGGCTAAAAGGTGAAACACTCATTAAATAAATCCTTCTGATTGTCCAGCATATCCGCCATTTGCAAATTTATTAAGACTAAATTGGCTTTGTGTTCTTCTACTGTATTGCGGTAAGCAAGTTACAGTCATTGTTGTTGACGTAGGAACATAGTTTGTTTGTCCCATAAAATTCACAGGAATATAATCTACATCTGCAGGCAAGTCCATTGTAAATCCTTGTATAACAACTGGAATATTATTTAATACATGCGGACCGTATCCATTTAATCTGCAAAGCAAAGGAGGATTTCCTTTAGGAGAACTATCACCATAAAACATTTTTGTCATTGTTCTTAGATAATGCACAACAGAAAGATAATATATGCCGTCTTGTGGAAATTCATTTAAGTAATCTCCAATGATGGTAATTTGATCTACTTGACTGTTTTGGTATGCATTATAAGGATAGTTACTATGAATAGGTTGTATTTGTGAATAATTCGCACTATTACCAAAAAGTATACTAGGAGTAAATGGAAATACAACTTCATTTCCTGTAGTTGCAAAACTACTCAAGGTCGGAGCATCTCTTAAAGTGTTAGGAACACTTAGTCTTACTCTCCAAGTCGAAGTACTAGATGACATTCCTCCAGGACCTGACGAATTGTTTTGTGTAGATGCTGCATCTGGATCTTGCCAGCCTCCACCTCCACTGTAATTTCTAAATGTTGCAACTGCACCTTGTCTAATAATTGATTCTGCACCAGGACCTACTCCTTGTGCTAAGTTTTGTAAAATTCTATTTTGTGAGCCAACTCTTGTAGGATCTAAGGATAGCTGTCCTTGATTACTAATACTGATCCCTGTAGTATCTCTAATAATGTTTTGTGCTGTTGTTCTTACTCCTGCACCTAATTGGCTAAATATATTTTGAGCAGAAGCACTGCCTATGGATTTTAAGGCATTAAATGCACCTGATATCAATGACATAAATCTTCTCCTTAGTATAATGTATTTAGTTGACAAAATTAAGTACGTATATTATTATAGTAGTAATGTTATGGAGACATTATGAGAAAACAGAACTATTTAAATAATAAAGATATTTTAAAAGAAATACATAGATCAAAAAACACATTTAACAGTTTTACAGATCCTGATTACGCACATTTTGATATTATTTTACCAAGTATTGATAAAATTAATATTAGAACAATTGCAGAAGCAAAAAGAAATAAAGCAAAACGTCTTAGCACTGAAGATTACACAGCTCGTAAAGAAGCAGGCGAGAAAGTAAAGCAAGCAGATTGCGAAGTTGACTATAAAAAAATAACAAAAGAAGAACTAATCTTTCGTATTATGACATTTGATCATATCCCCGAAGAACCTGGTAGAAAGAAAAATCCAAAGACTATAGCTGACACAAAAACAAAACTTAATTTTCCACCTTTCCAACATTATAAATTTGATGACGAAGGAGAATTACAGTGTGTAGGAAAAAGTCACTGGATTGGCGGAATGGAAAACGGTTATTTTTCTAAAGAACATGGCAGAGCAACTAACAAACTTGCAATGATGTGGATGAAACTAGTGGATAGATATGCTACCAGAGGTAACGTTCGTGGTTCTACTTAAAATGACGAAATGAAAGGACACGCAATATTGCAACATTCACAAATTGGATGACAGTTTGACGAGTCTAAATCGAATAATCTTTTTGCTTATTACACTGCTGCGGTTACTAATAGTTTTGTACGTGTTATTAATTTAGAAAAGCGTAATCAAAATATTAGAGACGACATTTTAGAAATGAATGATTTAAATCCTAGTTACACTAGACTACACGAAGGCGAATGGGAAGCTTCGGTTAGACGAAACGAAGAAGCTAACATGACAGCAGTTTCTAGTCAAAAAAAGTGATTGACAGGTGTTAAGTTTTCCTGTATATTTTAACAGAAGGAGAACGCAAAATTGTTCAAAAAAGCTGCTGTTTTTACAGATATTCATTTCGGATTAAAAAGTAACTCAAGACTTCACAATCAAGATTGTGAAGACTTTGTAGAATGGTTCATAGAAACTGCAAAGTCTAATAATTGCGAGACTTGTATATTTTGTGGAGACTGGAACCACAACAGAAATAGTTTGAATTTAACAACTATGGATGCAGGTATTCGTGCATTAGAAAAACTAGGTAAATCTTTTGAAAAGTTCTATATGTTTGCTGGTAATCACGATTTGTACTACAAAGATAAGCGTGATGTAAAGTCAACTGAATTTGCAAGACACATACCCGGTGTAACAGTGATTGAAGAAATACATGTCGAAGAAGATGTTGCACTAGTTCCGTGGTTAGTAGGCGACGAATGGCGGCGCATGGAGAAGTTACAAGCCAAATACTTGTTTGGACACTTTGAACTGCCTAGCTTCTATATGAATGCTATGGTACAAATGCCCGATCACGGTGATCTAAAAGCAGAGCATTTTAAGAATCAAGAGTATGTGTTCTCAGGACACTTCCACAAACGTCAAAAGCAAGGCAAGATCCACTATATCGGCAATGCTTTCCCACATAACTATGCAGATGCTTGGGATGATGACCGTGGTATGATGATATTGGACCGTGAGAACGATGCAGAACCAGAGTATGTTAATTGGCCAGACTGCCCAAAGTACAGAACAGTCAAGTTATCACAGTTGATTGATGAGAAAGATACACTAATCAAACCAAACATGTACTTGAGAGTAACACTTGATCTTCCTATTTCATACGAAGAAGCAAGTTTTATCAAAGAAACATTTATAAGAGATTATAATTGTAGAGAAATTACACTTATTCCTCAAAAACAAATGGAAGAAATTACAACAGACTTAGATATTGCACAATTTGAAAGTGTAGATCAAATTGTTAGTAATGAAATTGCAGCTCTTGATACAGAAAACTATAGTAAAAAAACACTATTAGACATTTACAACGGACTAGAATACTAATATGATTAAGATTAAAGATCTTACAGTAAAAAACTTTATGAGTGTAGGTAATCAAACCCAAGCTGTTGACTTCAACCGCGAACAGCTCACTCTAGTACTTGGCGAAAACTTAGACCAAGGTGGGGATGATAGTGGTTCACGTAACGGTACAGGCAAAACAACGATAATCAATGCATTGTCTTACGCACTGTACGGTCAAGCACTAACCAACATCAAACGGAATAATCTTATCAACAAGACCAATTCCAAAGGCATGTTGGTCACACTACACTTTGAAAAAGACGGACAGGACTACAGGATTGAACGAGGACGTTCTCCGAATGTTCTTAAGTTTTTTATCAATGATCACGAACAAGAAATGACAGACGAAAGTCAAGGTGATAGTCGAAAAACACAAGAATCTATTAACAATCTTTTAGGTATGTCACATGATATGTTCAAACATATTGTAGCACTTAATACCTATAGTGAACCATTCTTGAGCATGAGGGCAAATGATCAACGTGCTATTATTGAACAGTTGCTCGGTATTACTATTCTAACTGAAAAAGCAGACTCACTAAAAGAACAAATTAGAAATACTAAAGATTCTATTACACAGGAAACTTTAAAAATTAATGCCATTGAAGCATCAAACGAAAAAATACAAACCACAATTAATAATTTAGGAAATAATCAACGAGCCTGGTCTGCAAAAAAGACACAGGACATTAGTAAATTAAAAAATGCAATAGAAGAACTAGAACATTTAGATATTGAAACAGAATTAGAGTTACACGAAAAACTAGCAAATTGGACAGAAATGAACACTGCTATTTTGGCTCTTAATAAAGAAAAAAGCACACTTGAGAGCGCACTATTACGTGCCACAAAGAGTGTAGAAAAAGCAGAAAAAGACATCGCAAATCTTGACGATGCTACGTGCTATACGTGCGGTCAAGCACTGCATGACGACAAAAAAGAAGAAATTTTGTCTAAAAAAACTAAAGAATTGAACGATGCAATGGCTTATCAGACCGAAGTTGCTGGCAAACTGGAAGAAACACTAAAAGGTCTTACAGACATTGGCGAAATTAACGGAAAACCGACAACGTTTTATGATACTGCAAAAGAAGCATATGAGCATAGAAACAACGTAGATAACTTGAAGCAAGCACTGCTAAGTAAAGAGCAAGAAGAAGATCCATACCAATTACAAATTGATGAACTAGTTAAAACAGCATTACAAGAGATTGACTGGAAAACAGTCAATGAACTAACTGATTATAAAGAACATCAAGAATTTTTGTTAAAGTTATTAACAAACAAAGATAGCTTTATTCGTAAAAAGATTATTGATCAGAATCTTGCATATTTGAACAACAGGCTAACATATTATCTCGATAGACTAGGCTTACCACATCAAGTAGTATTCCAAAACGATCTAAATGTTGAAATCACACAGCTAGGACAAGACTTAGACTTTGATAATCTGTCACGTGGCGAACGAAACAGACTTATACTAGGTTTGAGTTTTGCATTCCGTGATGTTTGGGAATCATTATATCAAAACATTAACTTGTTATTCATTGACGAGTTAATAGATTCAGGCATGGATAGTGCAGGCGTTGAAAATTCTCTCGGTATCCTTAAGAAAATGGGTAGAGAACGTGATAAAAATATCTATTTGATCTCACATAAAGATGAATTAGTAGGCAGAGTTAATAATGTTCTTAAAGTTGTTAAAGAAAATGGCTTTACAAGTTATGAAAACGATATTGAAATAGTAGAATGACATGAAAAAAGACATACATGACGAATTAGTTAAGGCATATTTAGATTATTTTTCTATAAATGAAGCGTGGAGTAGAAGACCTTCAGTAAGAAAATACTATGCATTAAGAAAACAAATTAAAACAATCATAGATATAGGCAAAGAACGGCACAAAGAAGTAAGGCAAGAATATTTAGACAGTAAAGAAAAATATAAAAATCCAAATAACAGTCGGCCGAGAAAGAAACTCCATAAGTAATGTATGGATTGGACATATCAGGGTGAAAAAATAGACACTATACCAGATGAATATGAAGGTTTTGTTTATCTGATAACCAATACAACAAACGATCGCAAGTACATAGGCAAAAAACTAGCAAAATTTAAAACAACCAAGCCACCGCTTAAAGGCAAAAAGAATAAAAGACGTGGATACAAAGAATCAGACTGGCGTGACTATTGGGGATCGTCAGACAAATTACAAGCAGACGTAGAAGAACTAGGCGCAGATAAATTTACACGAGAAATTTTATATTTTTGCAGTTCAAGAGCAGAAATGTCTTACTTAGAAGCTAAAGAACAATTTGACAGGCGTGTTTTAGAAACAGAAGAATACTATAACGGTATTATTAATGTACGTGTAGGCGGATCAAAGACTCTCATAGAGGCACTTCAAAACAGAAACAAGGCTATATAAGGACACAGTTGGCGTAAGCCCGTCAAGAATCAGCCGAGGTAATGCTCGTAGCCGGTGGTGTGACGTTGTCCAACAGGCTATATGCTCCTAAAAACCCCTTAGCACTAGGAACGAAGCGGGGGATATAATGTAATTTCGAAATAACATTAACGTGTTTAATGTTAAATTGAAGTAACATTAGATGTCGACGTAGGTTGGGAAAGGTTAGAGCCCAAGGAGCAAGTCAAATACCTACTTCCAAGTCTCGGCTATGCAACTCACATGAAGTTCGAGAAGGTGGAACCTTTTGCGAGGTTCCGTCTGACTAATTAATCTACATGAAATTACAACGTTTTACTTCGTAAAACGCTTAACTTTATAAAAAAACGAAGTGTTTAGTTTGAGCGATTAGCGAAAACTTATATCTACGAAGTAGATATATAAATACTGTATAAGATAAGGTTAAAAAAATGAAAATAAATGATCTTGATGAAAACTTAAATGAATTTATTCCTTTAACTAAAAGAGGACGTGATCTAAAGCGAGCACAAAAAGCTGGTAAAAAAGATATGGTTGCAACTGCTGATAAATTGACAAGAGAATTTGCAGGATATCTTGGAACACAGGGTAAAAAAGTAAATCAAGTAGTTTGGCAAGACATTATAGACTTCTTATCTTACAAAAAAGTTGATACTAGTAAGCTAGATACAACACAAAAGCCAAATCTTAAGAAGATCTTTAGAGATGTTGCACAAAAAGCAATGCAATTACCTTCTACTGCTCCAGTAAATGCTCCCGCACAATTTAAATCTCAAAGATCTCAGCCAGCAGCAAAGCCTAAGATACCTGCAAATGTTGTTAGTGCAGTAAGTGGTATGTCTGATGAGCAAAAAGTTGCACTAGCACAAGCAATAATGAAAAAATACGGTTAATAAAACGGTAAGTTTGTATTTTTTGTAGTTTCTAAATTTTCTTGTATAATTTTACCTATAATTTCGCGATCTTCAATAGACATCGTATAAGCTTCGTCTACAGATACGCTTCCTCTCATGTACCAACACATTTTATAAAGTTCGTGTTTGATATTTTTCTTGTCTCTGTCGTATTGATCCATAATTCCAAGAATATCATCCATACTACGAGACAAGATACTTATGCGAAAAAATTTGCTTGATCAAATGACACAGGAATTTCCATTTTTTCTGGTGCACCTGCGGCAATATCTTCTTCACTAAATGTAACTTGTAACGGTTCCATTGTAAATGAATTTTTTTGTCCTTCTAAATGTTCTAAGACCATAGAAAATACTTTTTTATCTGCATTATCTATAAATTCTTGGATAAATTTAGGATTATCAACAACTTCTCCGTCTACTGTAATAGATTTAATACTATCTACCATCATATTAACTGTAAGTTGTGTAAGTGTTTGAAAACTTTGGCTGAAAATCTGTAGTTTATCAGCTTCAGACATATTATTACTAGTAGCAGTTCTAAAAATTCGTTGTTCTTCAAATGTTTTCAAACTATTTTCTGTAAATTGTCTATAGGTTAGTGGCTGTAAAGTTACTAACATATCGTCTACTTCAATTTCGTCTACATATTTTGCACCCGAAAACTTCTGTAATACATATCTAAGATCTACACCGAAACTTCTTTCTTCGTTAAGACCTGGAATCACTTGTGTTAGTTCTAAATTTTCTCCAAACGTTGCAATTCTGATAGCAATAAGAACAGTATCTAAATCAATTGAAGGCATTTGCCAAGGATCTTTAATGTTAGGTACACAACTCTTAATCAAATCTACAGTGGCTTGCCCATTCATTAGTGCATCCGGTGTTTTCATTATAAGTTCATCTCTTGCAGTCATAGGAAACACAGGTAATTCACCTGTTTCTGTCATATCTAATGAACCTGCTGGATAGAATTTTCCTTTACTAGGCAATTCTAGATATATTTTAGGTTGTCTAAAATACTTTTTAAGGGGATTTGCACCCGATGGTTCTATTTCCTGCATAATTTTCTCCGGATAAATAATACTGTATAATTATATATACAACATATTTATATGCGCATATAATTGGAAAAATGACTTTTGGCAGAAGAAGCACAAATTACTAATGTCGGTGGCGACGGTGTTGCTAGTGAAGTAACACTTCAAAAGCTCGTTGCGGCTATTGAGAACATGTCTAGGAAAACAGGTAGTGATCCTAAGTCAAATGTTGCTCAAACAATGAATCTTTACGACAAAGCTGTCAAAGATAATTTAAAAACTGTTACAAAAAACAGACAAGCACTAGAAGATCATACCGAAGCAGTAGAAGATAATGCAAGTGCATTGAACAGACTAGGCAAAGGTGCATTAGGATTATTCTCTGCAGGTCTAGACATGGCAATAGATACGATCCTTGGCTTTGCAGGAGAAGTACTAGGAAGTTCAAATCAATTAAGTGACTTTGCCAAACATATACCTATTGCAAGCGGAGCACTTACATTCTTTACAGATCGGCTAGATGCATCTTACGAAACATTTTCAGATCTGAGTAAAGTTGGAGGCAGCTTCGGAGGTGATTTAGGTGATCTAAGGGTAGCTGCTAGAGAATTATACATGGATCTCGGCGAGCTTTCTGGATTTGTTCAACAGAATGCACAGAGACTTGCTGCATTTGGAGGCACAGTTAACGGAGGTGTAGCTGCAACTAGACAATTACAAGCAGCTCTAGGTGAAGATTTAATTCAGCAGTTTGGTAGACTAGGTTTTACTACTGAAGAAATTGCAGATCAGTTAGCATACTACCAATACTTAGACAGAGCCGGTAGAGCAGATGAAACAAGAACTGCACAAGAGCAAGCACTTGCAGCAGCAATGCTTACTGAAAATATGACTATACTTGCAAGACTTACAGGTAAAGACATTAAAACACAGCAAGAACAACTAGCACTAGCACAAGCTGACATAGCATTCCAAATGGAAAGAGCAAGGCTCAGTAGTGATCAACAAGATGCACTTGATGCATTAATGGCTGAAGCAGCAGAAACTATGGGACAAGCAGGTGTTGACGCTATAAAATTAAGTTTCTTAGGTATGCCTGCAATTAGTGATGAACAAAAAGTGTTTCAAACATTGCAAAGACAGTCCTTTGATCTTCTTAACACAGAGCTGAATAAAATATTAACAGGACAGCTCACAGCTGAAACTATGCAAGCAACTAGGGGAGAAAGAATAGCTAATCAATTAGAAGCCCAGCTTGCTTCAGCATCTAGTAATTTAGAAGTTATTAAAGCAGGTGCATCAGGAATAAGCGGTGTTCCTGCAATACTTTCTGAAAATTTAAATATGAGTGCTGATCAGCTTTCTAAATACATAGAACAAAATGCTGATGGCACATTTAGATTTATGAGAGACAAATTTATTGAAGACTTTAATGCAGGTGTTATTGATTCTGCAAATGAAGAACGTGATGCAATAACTTTATTTAGACAAAGTGTCGGTAATGCAAGAACTACGCTAGAAGAACAATTTATCAATCCATTCTTAGATGCAGCAATTACTCCTGCACTTAATTCATTTTCGAGCTGGATGAGTGACTTTACAAACGACGAAACAGGAGAAGGTTCTAAATTTGAAAAAGCAATCGGATTTGTTAGAGAAAAAATGGACGGATTTGTTACTGCTATAGAAGAATGGATAGTAAAATTTACAGAAGATCCGCAAGCTGCTTGGGATGAATTAATTACAAACATAGGAAGACAATTCCGTAGAGCAATTGACATGGCTGTGTTTGGTATTGATACAGGTTCAGCAACAGGTCAACTACAAGACCTATCGGGCGAAGGATTCTTTAATTTATCAGATATTGATGGTAGGCTAGCAGGCACAGAATTATATCAACAACTTGCTAATGCTGCCGGTGTTGCTACGCAATATAGAGAGACTAGAGGCGGAATGGATATGATGTTACCTTTGGATCCTTCAATGGTAACATCAAATGCTATAGAATCGTTACTGGAAAAAAGCAGATCTCAAGGATTGTCAGATCAAGAAACTGAACTTGTACAACGTGTATACGATGCAATGCAAGATCGAAGTTTTGCAAGAGGTACAAAAGGATTCCAAGATTTTGGAAGAGGTTCACTAGCTGTATTACATGGCAAAGAAGCTGTTGTTCCTCAATCAAGTCCTGCAGGACAAGCACTTGACAATATGATGAATCCAAGTTATAATAATGCATCAAATGGTATGCTTCAAGAATTAAATAACACAATGAAAGCAGTTTTACACGTTTTAGAAAGATCTTACGATGTTGATAGACAAGTTGCTAGAGGTGTTACAGGAATAGGCAGTAACACTATCAGAGGTAGTGTTTTAAGATAACGGAGAATTAGATGAGTTGGAAAAAATATTTTACACCAGTACAGACAGGAGATAATCCTACTGGTAGTTTTTCTCCTTTGAGCAATAGAAAAAGTAACAGTCAAGCAGGACCAGCAAGAACAAATTATTCTTCTTATCTACCTGATGTATATGTAGGATCGCCTAATCGTGTTGAACGTTACGGTCAATATAATACTATGGATTTAGATTCAGAAGTCAATGCAGCACTAGACATACTAGCAGAATTTTGTACTCAAAAACATAAATCTAACGACACACATTTTAAAATTAATTTCAAACAGAAAGCAACAAACTCAGAAACAACAATTATTCAAAAGTATTTGCAACAATGGTGTAGACTGAATAGTTTTGATACAAGAATGTTTCGCATACTTAGAAATGTTTTTAAATATGGAGATCAATTCTTTGTAAGAGATCCAGAAACTAAAAAATGGTTTCATGTTGATCCTGCAAATGTAACTAGTATTATTGTAAATGAAAGCGAAGGTAAAACTCCTGAGCAATACATTATTAAAAACTTTAATATTAATTTTAAAGAAAACGTTTTAACAACACCTTATCAAACAGGATCTAATGTAACAAGTGGTAACCCTCTTTATCAGCCTACAGGCGGAGCAAGAGGTATGGTTGGACAACCTCAAGTAAATCAAAGTGCAAGCAGATTTCAAAGAGAAGAAAATGAAATTACTGTTGATGCAGAACATGTTGTACATCTAAGTTTGTCAGAAGGTTTAGACAACAATTATCCTTTCGGTAATTCATTACTAGAAACTATTTTCAAAGTATACAAGCAAAAGGAATTGCTTGAAGATGCGATTATTATCTATCGTGTCCAACGTGCGCCGGAGCGCAGAGTATTCTACGTTGATGTGGGCAACATGCCTT